ATTTTACTTTATTTGCCCAATATGCCGCACTCATTTTACCTTTAGCTATATTTTTTGCGTGTCTTGCTTTAAAGCTTCTACGTCTAGCTTTTGATTTAGCGTCTTTTTTCTTTCCTGCTGTTGTTACTCCTTGCTGACCAAACCTAATAAGTTTAATACGCCCTCCTGCTTTAGCTACCACCACGTGAGATTTGCGTGGGTGGTTAGGTGTTCTTTTAGGTTTGTTATAACCACTTACACCAGCTCTTGTTAATCGGCTGTCACGTCGCTTTGACATTATTATTTTTTTATTTTTTTTATTTTATTGTTATGAGTACGAGCAAACTTATGTGTTTTAGTTTCTCGTATTAAAGTACCGTAGTATCTTTTACCTCCCCATAACCAACTTACTTTTTTTGTCATAATTTCTTTTTGGTAAAAATACTAAATTTATTGGTTTATTCCTCGAGAGCTTCCTCCCCCTGATGAAGAAGTATATGTGCTCCTTCTTATACGCCTACCCTTTGTGTTTAATTTATAGACGAAATTAGAGTTGAGTTGATTAAATTGTGAAGGATAATAAATAGAGCGCTTGCCTGTGTCGTGCTGCCAAGCATAGTTGGC